GAAGTATTTTCATATGCGGGTATGTCGACAACACTCACATCGAAAATCCTATCAAACTTTTTTATTGTCCTTTTTGGAGTCTTTCCTTTTTCCCAATCTTCGCCCTCTGCTTTGACTGTGAAAGCAAAAGACATCTTGTCAATGAGTCCTGCTTTGATGCGCTTGTACATGTCAATGTTGTCTTGCGTGTCAAGCAGCTCTGCATGAATGAAGAGTCCCTTGTCATCGACTTTCAATTCAAGACTCTTGTTGCGTGTCCTTGCAAGAATCGGAACAGAGTCCGAATGATTATACTTGAGCGGCACATCTTTCATGTTTGCGCCGTCAAATGCGCCTTTTGCGATGCGTTCAAAGAATCCCCACTCTTCATCACCGATGAGAGTCTCATCTTCAAACACTGCCGCATAACCCTCAATAATCATCTTGCCGTCTTCGTCTTCATTTCCTGTGCGATGCTCGATGCTGAAATTTGAAATGTTGGCGAGACGAATCTCTTTGTCATTCTTTTTTTCGTTCATGTTGTCACCTCGTTCTGTGAATCTGTTGAAGTTGTGCTGTCAACTTCGTTGTATCCTCTCGGCATTACATCACCGCCCTCAATAGGTGGATAGCCGAGCAATTCTCTTGCTTCGTTCTTTGTGAAGATTCCCGCAGGGAGTCCTGTCTGCAATGCCGCAATCTTATTCTCCATTGACATGAATGCAATGTCATTCGGGAAAAAGATGATTTCGTTTCCGAAAGATGCTTCTCTGTCGGAAAACATCACTCTGCTCATCGATTGTCCGAGTGACTTGATGTCTGCTTCGAGTGCGTGTTCATAATATGCTTCCTTTTGTGCTTTCGTATAGTCACCATTCAAGATTGCAAGCGGTGTTCCGTTCGCTCGAAGAATAGTGTCATGGAAGAATTTCAATGTCTCTGCATCAACGAGTTTGACATCTCTCGGCATGTGAATGTATTCCGCTTTCAGATCAGTGAAAAGCACTCCGCTTTTGTTTGCTTTGAGATTTGCTTCAAAATCTTTCTGCATCTTGATTGACTCTTCGTCTGCAAGATATGAATTGAGCCGCATGACACCGTTTATTTGGCACGAACATTCAAGAGCCTTTGCGATGCTTTGTGTCAGTTGGTCGTATCGTTGCAACATCGTCAGAAGTCCCTCATTGTCATTGCCGCCGAACATGCCGCCGCCGAAATAATCATTGACTCCGAAATCTTTGCGCCAATGAATCACACTGTCAATCGGGAGTGTCGATTCGTAGCCGTTAGCGAATCGCATCTTGATGAACATCTTGTCTTTATCGTCAACGAGATACCACACTTCTTGTGGCTTCAATGGATAGAGTGCTGTGAAATATCTCTCGCCGCCTTTTGTGATGTAATATTCGGGATAAATGAAAACATTCTTGTTGAGTTCAAGCAAGATTGCAATCTTCTCAAGAAAGTCTGCTTGTGTCATGAATGCATTCGGTCTCTTCAACACTCTTGCAACACTGCTGTCATGCACAACAGTCTGTGTGCCGTTCACAGTGCGAATGTGTCTCGGAGCAAGTTTCTTGAATTCGTTCGCTTTGCATCGAATCGACTCAACCACGATGTCACTCGAATACACATTGTCACCAAATGATGAATAGAAAGGAAGAGTGCCTGTCATCGTTGGCGCATAATTCAAGCCACGATTTGACTCTTTCTTCTTTTTCCAATTAAAAATGCCCATTCGCTTTTCTCTCTCCTATTTGATATATCGTTGGAATTCTGAATTGAATTTCAGCAGTGTCGCATACAAGATGATGAATACAACTGCGCCGTCAATTCGTTTGCTTGCTTGTGATTTCTTGCATGAATAGTTTTCATGGCTGTCAATGAAGCAACATGCATTCTCAAGACACCAAGTGTCAACAGGATTGTTTCCGAAATTGATGATGTGACTTTGAAAATCTCTCTCTGCCCACTTCATCGGAGTTGACATGACTTTCTGATTGATAGGCTCTCGCATCTCTTCATTCAGATCGTCAATTGCTTTCTCGAATTCTCTTGCATATGCTTTGTCATAGCCGATTTTGAAAACTGTGATTCCGTATTGCTTTTTGAGTTGCAAGATATAATCAACAACCTGTGTCAAGTCGATGATGCTTCCCTTGCATTTTGTCATGTATCCTTTTTGAATCCACTCTTCATATCGTGCGCCTGCCGCTTTGTCTGCGCTGTCTGTCAGTTTGCTTTCGGGCAACCAATAATGCGAAAAGACATATTTTGTCGAGTCTCCCTCTCGCATGAATAGCAGTTTCAAATTTGTCAAGTCTGTTGTCTGTGAGCAGTCAAGAGCTGCCAAGCAGACACAACCTCTGAAATCTTCAAGACTCTTCTTGTCTTGAATGTATGTGAAGTCCTCTGACCTCAACCAAGATTCAGCCGAATTCTGCTTGATGTTGAAGTCTTTGCAGAGCAGATGCAATCTCTTTGCTTTGTCTGTTCTTGCGATGTCAACATCTCTTCGAAGTTTTGACAACTTCTTGACACCATATCGCAGAGACGGATTTGATTTCTCCCACGATGATTCATCTTGCCAAATCTCTTGTTCGCTGTCCTGTTCAAATAGGAAAGGCAGAAAGTGAATGTCATCAATTTCGCCCTCGATGATTTTCTTTGCTCTCTCGATTTGCTTGTCAAGATAGCAACCGTCTCTCGAAAATCCTTGTGTTGTGCAGTTGATGAAAAGCGGGTCATCTTTTGTTGACATTCCTCGCCAACATGCTTCTGCAATTTCGCAGTTGCCGTTCTCTTCATCGACATCGTGACTTTCGTCTTGATATGTTTTTGTGTAGTTTCCACCGTCTTTGTTCTGTGTCTTTGAAGACATTCTGCTGACGATGATGTTCTTGACATCGTTTCTGATTTCTGTCAAGTTTTGCGATGTGATTGCTTTCTTCGGGTCGAGTCTTCCTCGCATGCCTGCAATCTCTCGCCAAATATATTTGCATTGCTTGTCATCATTCGATGCACAGCAGATTTCGCTTCCGCCCTCTCCGATGAAAAGGTCCGTGTTTCCGTCTGCCGCAAGAAATGTTGACTTGCCGTTCTTTCTTCCTATTTCAAGAAGTGCTTCAACGAATCTTCGCATCTTCGTGTCAGCCATTTTGAAAGAATAGAGTGCTTCAATGAATGCCAACTGAAAAGGCATCAATTCAATCGGCTTGTTGAAGTATGGGTGTTTGCTTTGCAGACACAATGTCTGCATGAATTTGATGCGCTTGTGCGCTTCTGTTGTGTCATAGATAAAGCGAGAGTCATTCAGATCGTCAATGAGATTCTCGACTTCTTTTTGAATCCAATATCCTGTGACAACTTCTCCCGATTGAATCAAGTCATGATATTGTTCGAGGTATGTTTTCATCATTCAAATTGCTCCAACAACTTTTTCAAGTCATCTGCCGCTGTGTTTTCTACCTTATACAGAATCATGAGCAGTGTTTTGCGCTTCGCATCGACTGCTTGTGAATATTCTCGAATCAATTTCGCCGCAGGAGTCAATTCTTGCTTCGCAGGATTCTTTTTGCTCACTCGAATGAAAGGAAGTTTGCGCAGCTCTGCGATTCTCTCAATGAAAAAGAGATATTCATCGACTGTGTCAAAAGCAAATTGTCTCTTGTCTTCGTCAACAATGTCGAAGAATGATTTCAATTTCGTTGCTCTGTCAGTCATCAGCAGACATCTCCTTTCAAGTATTTCTGTAATTTTTGAAACATCGGGAAAATTGAAATCTTCCGATGAAAATCTCGGAAAATCTCAAAAATTTGCTGTGTGCGCAGATTAAGGGGGGCGCACAGTATGAAATCAAAAATCCTTTTCCGCTTCAATGGGGGGATTGTTTTTTTAAGTTGAGAGATTCCAATGAATGAAATCTCTCGCAGTGTTTGCTTTCACAAACATCTTTCCGTGTTGAGCAGTAGAATGAGCAGTCTGAAAAACTCTTCTGGCAGGAAGAGAAACATCACTGCTCTGTTGCCATTATGTTTTTTTGCTTTTCGGAGGTGCTTCTTATGATTAAAGCATGGAGCAGACAGTGTGAGTCGAACACACAACCTCTTGATTACAAGTCAAGCGCACAGCCTGTTGTGCTATGCCTGCATAGGAAAGCAGAGTATTCATTCACCGCTCTGCTGTCGGTATAGAAAGGAAGATATATCATCAAGCAACAGAGAAAAACTCTTTGAAAAACTCTGTCACTGCTGATATGCTTTGAAATAATCATCGATGTATTTGAGCCACTGCTCACGCACATCTCTTCTGTTTTCGTCTTTGTATAGTCTTTCGATGCACACTTCTCTTGATGTGTCAATGTGTATGCATTCAGCACCGAGCAATTGAATCTTTCTGTCTCTCTCGCTCTTGCGTGGCGCACTCTCAATGATGAATGCTCTCTCCCATTTGCCTGCTCTTGTCTTTACCATATCAAGCAAGCAGTCTCTCAATGTGAATGCGTTTGTTTTGAGTGCGTTCGGCTTTTCATATCTCTTGCCTGTGATGCATTCCCAAACAGAATCAATGTCAACAATCAGATCACTGTTGCCTTTGATGTTATTCACAAATGATGTCTTGCCCGAACATGGCGCACCGTGTACAAGATAGACTTTTCGCTGTGCGCAATATCCGAAGCGAGAGTGCAATTCATTGTGTGCTTGCTGTGAGACAAGCATGATGTTTTCGGGATTCAGACTGATTGAGAAGTCATTGACATTGTTCATCGTCAGAGGTGTCTTGTGATGCGCTACAATGTCAAATGAATTGAGAAGCGGCTTTCTGCTATATTCACAATAGAGAATGCCGTCTGCGCTCGTTCTTTCGGCAATCAATCCTGCTCGAAATTTTCGCCAAATGTCCGAGTTGTAGAATTGCGAGAGGGAAGTGAACATCACTCTTCTGTCTTTTCTTCTGTCTTTTCTGTCTCGGTGTTCTTGTTTGCTGAATCAGACAATCCCTCGCCAATCGCATATGCAATCACAGAAGCAACTGACATGATGCAACCGCTGACAGTCTCAACTGTTTCAGCAGAGCCATTGAATGCGAGAATGAGTCCCGACACCAAGCCGACAACTGCAAGCCAAAATTTGCGTGAAGTTAGTTTGCGAATCCAATCAATCTTTTTCATCTTGTTGCTCTCCTTTACTCTTTCACAGCATAGAATCCAAACGGATTTGCTTCGAAGTCATAATCATGACGGCATGACACTGATGCTGTTGTGAATCCGAGTTTGAGTGTCTCTTCCATTGTTTCAAGATTCATCTCTTTCGAATCGTGTCTGTTGTCGTGCAACACATATCCGTCAACTGCTTTTATTTCAAATTGCTTGTGTATTCCGTCAATGAGAAATTTTCGCATTGTGGTATTTTTATATTTCGGTTTCACATCTTCATAGGTAATCGTTGACATGTTTTTTCTCCTTTTTATATAAGCCAACCGAGAGATTGCACATAATTTTTCCAAGTGTTGCCGTCTGGTGCTGTTCCGTCAAATGCAAGCCATGTGTTTTCGTTAAGCTTAAATGAGTAAACACCCTCGTTCTCTGTACCTGCGTAATTTGCTAAATGATTGATTGCGTTTTTGGCACTTTGTACCGATAAAGCTCTCGCATTTGTAGCCGTGAAATTACGATAAATTGTACCCTCAAAATCAATGTTTACCAACCATTGTGTCGATAGATTGAGAGGTAATGTGTTGTTATCGGGTAGCACTATTTTGTCAACGGTTGTAATGTTTGATATGTTGAACATTTGCTCTGTTCCTGCCGCTTTTGGATTGAGTTTTATTTCACCAACTCTTTCAAATTGTGCAGAGTAAAAAGCATATTGCATATTAGTGCAATTTGAAAAATCAAGTTTCACACCTAACTTTTCAAGAATTTCAACCAAATCATTTGTCATTGCGTTATTTCTAAAAATCATAACTGCATCAGTCGGCACAATGTCATATTTCGGCTTAAAAGTTTCAACATTCCAACCGCTTCCGCCAAAAGCGCATTGATAATTCGTCCTTGCGCCGTTCTGTTGATATGCGTCCCAAAACGCATCATATTCTGCTTGCTTTCCCTCGTCAAAGCCATAATTCACAACAGGAGAAAACAAGACTTCTTTTCCGTTTGCATATGCCATTTGTTCGCCCCCTTATGCAATGCGCTTTGCTTTGATGTTCTTGATTGTGTCAATCTCTGAATCACTGCCCAAAATGACATATGTCGGTGTCACTCCTATTGTGTAGTGATTTATGTCAGCAACACCGTTTGACACACTGCCGACATTGAAAGCATCTATTGTTGTGTAGCCTGTTGACAAGTTTGCGATTCCTGTCTTCACATTACCGCCTGACGATTCTTGCCAACTGATAAGATACACACCGCCGCTCTCCAAGCCTTGATGATTAGCCATTGTGCCTTTTGTCGCACTGCTTGCGAGTGTCAACCAACTGCCTGCTGTCAAGAGTGCTGATTGTTCAGCATAACTTGCACTCATTGCGCTTGTTGCGTTTAATGCATTTGCAACTGTGATTGCATCGCCTGCAATTTGCAACCAAGTGCTGAATGTGCGCTCGCCGCTTGATGACTTTGAGCCTGTTCTGACGAATATCTTGTCAGCAGTCAAAAGCAATTGCAAATAGTAATCATCAACAATGTGAAATCCTCTCAAAATCCAACCATGAATTGTTTCCGAGCCGCTTCCGTACATTGTGCGAATCGTTGCGCTTGTATAACTGTAATAATTGCCGCATGGATCATAACCTTCGGGAATAGTCCAACCGCCATTTTCGTTAATAAATTCGAAGTCATCTTTTTGAATTCCACCTTTGAGCAGTCCTGCGCTCAAGATTCCGCTCAAGGACTCTGAAAGACCGCTCACAGACTCTGCAAGACTGTTCATTTCAGTCTCATGCTCTGCGAGAATGCTTTCGATGCTCTCTTTTGTTGTGTCATTTGTGATGATTGCGAAGAGATTCTGCTTCTCGTCTTCCGTCAACACTTCATATTCTGCTTGTGTTCCGATGAAGAATTTCAAGCCGACTCCGTTGATTGTCTTTATCGTCTGCACAAATCCTGTGTCAACATCTTTGATTTCGCCTGTCTCAACTGCTTGCGAGATTGCAGTCAAAATCTGCTCTTTCGTCATGCCCTCGAATTTGCAGTTGTAGTCACATAAAACATAATATTTTCTGTCGAACATCATTTTTCTCCTTTGTTCACTGTTTCACATTATGAATCAAAATCAACATCGAAATTGTTCGCTTCTGCGAGTGCTTTCTTGATTTCGATTTCTTGTCTCTTGAAGTCTGTCTGCACAGAGTCTTTGTCTCTGTATGCTTCATCATAATTGCGAAGAAGCATTGCGGCGGCTGTTGTGTCGGGTGGAGCATATCTCTTGACAATCTTTGTCGAGACCACTTTGCCCTCTTTCTTGATACCTTCCATTTCCTCATACTCGAAGCCGATTGCTTTCTTGTAGAGTGCCGCTTTGACATTCAAGATGACTGTCTGTCTTCCCATGCGTAAAGCATCCGACAATTCCGAATATTTGTTTTTATAATCACTGAAAGTCGAAAGAGCAATTCCAAGTGCAACACTGATTTCTTTTTCAGTTGCTCCACTTCTCGCCCACTCGGTGATCTGATTGAGATGCGGCTTGACAAATTCGTCATATTTTGATTTTCTGCCTGCCATTTTTCTTCATTCCTTTTTTGATTTGAGACAAAGGCTGTAACCTCAAGCCATTTAACAGTCTGCCGTTCGCAGTCATCTCTGCACCTTTATCTCGCCGCCATTATACCACAAAAAAGTCATTTTGTCAATACTTTTTCGAAAATTGTGTCAAAATGACTCATGAAATGCCGTCTGCAATGCATTGAGCAATTCGCTTGACACCGATTTTGCGATACAATTCACAGTCTTTGCGATTGTCAAGAAAAAAGACTTCGAGCAGAATCGCAGTCATCGTTGTGCGCTTTATGACATAGAATCCGCTTCCGTCTTTAACTCCACGATTCTTGAATCCCTCATCGCAGAGCTGCTTGCAGATGTTGACTGCTTGCTTGACTTTCTCGCCTTTCCAAGTGAATGCTTCGCACCCTTGTCCGCCGCCTGCATTGAGATGAATCGTCAAAAACAAGTCTGCTTTCGCTTTGTTTGCGATTTGAACAGATTTCTGCAAAT